CGCGGAATTCAGCGAGGACGTCGCCGCTCCGGCCCGGATTTTTATTTGAAAACCCTGGGGAGTTGACGGAAAGAACTTCAGCGGCCGCGTTTGGGAAAATAAGACAAAGCTGATAGGAACGTTGAATAAGACGCTGACCCAGAGCATCATACGCGGAGAAGCGCCTGATAAGGCAATCAAAGAGATTTCCAGAGTGATGGAAGTGGATAAGAGAAAGGCCGGACGTCTTGTTATGACGGAATCGGCCTTTATTGCGTCTGAATCTCAAAAGGATTGCTATAAAGAGCTGGGCGTTGAGTATTTTGAAGTACTGGCGACGCTGGATTCGCATACCTGCTCGGACTGCGGAGTGCGTGAGGGGCAGAAGATACCCATGAGCGAATACGAATCCGGGGTAACGGCACCGCCTTTTCATCCATATTGCCGCTGCTGTACCGTTCCGGCGTTTGACGATGAGTTTGATATAGGAAAGCGTGCGGCCAGAGGCGTGGATGGCAAGACCTATTATGTGCCAGGAGACATGACCTATGAGGAATGGAAAAGGACATTTGTTGATGGGGGAAATGATGAGTTACAAGAGGCTGAAAATGATGGTATAATTAAACTTACAGATGATGAACAATGGGCGATAAATGAATATATTAGTAGTGGAAGCTATAAAATCAATGCCCTCTTAAGAAATGGTGATGAACTTTCTGTAAATCAAAAATATTTAATGGAACATCTGGATTCTGCTTTGAAAAAAGTACCAGTTTATGAAGGCACTGTTTATCGTTCTTTGTCTTCATTTGGTATTGCCGATGTTGATGTCTTTATTCAAGAGTATGCACCAGGAACAGTTAAAATCTTTTCTGCGTATACTTCAGCAAGTACAGAGATTTTTGATGAGAATTTTCCAATACAGTATATTATAAAAAGTAAAGCTGGGCGTGATTTAAGAAAGTATAATCCTGGCGAAATGGAAATTTTATTTGAAAGAAATACCAAATTTCGTGTTATCAAAGTTGAGGCTAATACTATCTACATGAAGGAAGAACCATAATGGATGAACGATTTAAAGAACCTTACAGCAATCCTCGTTGGTGGTGGGCGGGAGATTATATCCCATATTGTTTTGATTGTGCACATTTCAGGGGAGCAGTGAAAGGAAAAATAGTTTGTGCGGCCTTTCCCGATGGAATCCCCCCTGAGTTGTGCGATAAAGGAAGGCTGCATGATGGCCCATACCCAGGTGATAACGGGATATACTTTGAAGAGTATAAAGAGGAATTAAAAAAATAGATTAAATAATTTGTAGCAATCAATGAATGATATGCTATAGAGTATTGGTATATTCTTGTATTAACTCGTGGAAAAGTAATTGTAAAAGGAAAATAGCGATGCAAAACGCGGAAATGAGCAGACTTGGAGGGAAACTCTTAGAATATCTCCGAATTTCTCGGGATGGCCAATCCATAGAGCAATATTTTAATGTTTTGGCTACAAGCAACTCAATTGAAGAATACCCTGCTGACTTGCAAAAAATAGCGCAGGAATATTTGCAAGCGGTTAAAGAAAGAGGTCCAGTTGAAACGTGGCCTTTGGGTTCAAAAAGAAAAAACATAGCGGAGAAATAAAAATATCAAGAAAGCACTTTGCATTGCAGGGTGCTTTTATTATACCTAAAAATACCGCCTGCCCGGCGGAATAAAATGGGGCGCTGCAATACCGGGACTGGCCGGAGAAAAAGGAAAGCAGAAGAGGAGAAAAAGAAATGGCACTAGAATGGCTCAAAGAGATTTTGGGTGAGGCATACAGCGAGGAGCTGGAGAAGAAAATCAGCGGGCAAATCGGAAAGAGTTTTGTTTCCAAAGAAGATTTCAACAAGGCAAAAGGTGATTTGAAAGTCGCGAATGAAACCATCCAGACGCAGGGACAGCAGCTTCAAGAGGCTGGGGAAGCGGCGCAAAGCGACGAGGAGCTGAAAAGGCAGTTGGAGGCCAAGGATGCGGAAATTCAGAAGATGAAAGTGGATATTGCCGTAGAGAGGGCTTTGACGGCGGCCAAGGCAAAGAACATGGTGGCGGCAAAAGCGTTGTTGGCTGAATTTTTGCAGAGTGCTGAGCAAAAAGAGGATGGAAGTATCGATGGACTGGCCGAACAGATAGAACGGTTGAAACAGGCAGAGGATACTGGTTTTCTTTTTGCCCGCGACCAGGTGCCGATTTTGCGCGGGATTGTTCCGGCAGAAGGAAAAGACGGCCTTCCCGGCGAGACAGCGTATCCGAAATCTTTGAGAGATGCCGTTTCGGCAGCACTGACAAATACGAGAAAACAGGAGTAAAACAATGGCAGTAACTTTAGCAGAAGCAAAAAAGAATGTGCAGGACGCCCTTCAGATGGGCATTATTGACGAGTTCAGAAAATCCAGCTATTTGATGGATCACATCACATTTGATGATTGTGTTTCGCCCACGGGCGGCGGCACGACCATGACCTATGGATATACCCGGCTGCTGACCCAGCCGACGGCGGCATTCCGTGCAGTCAACAACGAATATACGGCGCAGGAAGTAACGCGCCAGCGCCACACGGTTGACCTAAAAATCTTCGGCGGCGCCTTTGAGATTGACCGCGTAATTGCAGAGATGGGCGGCATTACCGATGAGGTTACGCTGCAAATGCAGCAGAAAGTCAAAGCGGCCACAGCGCTGTTTAACGATACCGTCATTAACGGTGATTCTGCGACGGACAGCAACGCATTTGACGGCCTGGAAAAGGCGCTGACGGGTTCCAGCACGGAGTTTGTGCCAAGCAGTGTAATTGACCTTTCCACTTCGGCCAGCGTTACCAGCAATTATGTGTCTTTCCTGGATATGCTGGACGAATTTTTGATGGGCCTTGACGGCACCCCTTCCTTTATCGCAGGCAATACCAAGCTGATTGCGAAGATTCGGGCGGCGGCACGCCGGGCAAGCATGTACCAGACGGCAAAGGGCGACTTTGGCCAGCAGGTGGAATACTATGGAAACATCCCGCTGGTGGATTTGGGTGCAAAGGCCGGCAGCAATGACCCGGTCGTTTCTATTGATATGCGGGATAAGGTCGGCGAAACGGGCTCCCAGACGGATAACCCGGATAAAGGCTGTACTTCGCTTTATGCAGTGCGCCTGGGACTGGATGGTTTCCATGCTGTTTCTCCCAAAGGCCGCGCGCCGGTCAAGACCTGGCTGCCCGATTATAAAACGGCGGGTGCAGTCAAGAAAGGCGAGGTTGAGATGATTGCGGCGGTTGCGCTCAAAGCATCTAAGGCCGCTGGCGTTATGAGAAAAATCAAGGTGGTATAAATATGGCAAAGATTATTGCGCCAAATCAGAATTACTCCGGCATTTCTGCTGGAGTAGTCTTTTATGACGGAGAAGGGCAGTGTGAAGATGCACGGCTGCTGGACTGGTTTGAAGTGCGGGGCTACAAGGTAATTCATGAGGGAAAAACTCGTGACAGCGAGACAGAGCCGGAGAAAGAGCAGAGCATCGAACCAAAGGCGGAAGAGAAAGTAGAGCAAAAGGCAGAGGAGCCAAAGACCAAGGAAAAGCCGAACAAGAAAGGCAAGTAATGGAAAAGACGGAAGCAGTAAAATCACGTCTAAAAATGCTTGGATATACGCCAAGCGATACAGACGATGTGATGATAGACTGGGAATTGAAGCGGGCAGAGCGGTATATTTTGGATTTTTGCAACGTGCAGAAGGTCCCGGAGGAACTGTTGGAAACGGTAGTTGATATGGCGGCCGCACAAATTCTCATGGCCAGAAAAGCCACGGGAGCGCTGGAAGGGTATGACTTTGCTGCCGCCGTCAAAAGTATCCAGGAAGGGGGCACCACGGTCTCTTATGCCGTAGGTGAGGGCTCGCAGACACCAGAACAGCGTTTCGATGCCCTGATGAGCAGTATGGCCGCGCCCCCTATCCAAAGCCTTTTGCGGTATCGGAGGCTGCAATGGTGAGAACAGCAATCGAGAAGCTCTATATTGGCAGCTGTGATATTTATGAATACCGCACGGCGACGAACCCAGACAACCAACGGGAAGAGCTATCAGAGATACTCGTCTGCGCGAGCGTCCCTTGCCGTATTTCTATCCAAAATTCGCCGGTGGCCGGCGAGGGAGAAACATCTTCCGTTGGCCAAGCAATTAAACTGTTTTTGGCTCCTGAAATTGACGTGCGGCCGGGCAGCAAGATTATCGTCGCGCAGCATGGAGAAACGGCACAGTATCGAAACAGCGGTATAGCGGCGCGGTACAGCAGCCACCAGGAGATTATGCTGGAGCGGATGGAAAAGAGGGCATAATGGCAAAATGGGGCAAATGCGATTTCAGGCAGTTCAAAGAGATGCAGAAACGGCTGGACTTGCTGGCAAAAATGGATTTGGATAAGTTCTGCCGAGATGTCAGTAAGGAACTGGTCGCACGCTTGCTGAGGGCATTGCATGAAAATACTCCAGTAGGTGAGTATCCTCCATCAACAGGCAAAGTCGGTGGTACGCTACGTCGTGGCTGGACTAGTGGTAAAGATATTAGCGCAAGTGGCGCAGCGAATTATGCAAAATCCCTCGGCATCCAAAAACAGGGTAATACCTATATTATTGAGATCATCAATCCGGTTGACTATTCCGGCTATGTTGAATATGGGCATAGGAACAGAGGCGGTGGATGGGTAGAAGGAAAACACATGCTGCAAATCAGCGAGGCAGAGGTGGAAGGCATTGCTCCGGCGCTCATAGAAAAGAGGCTCTATACACTGTTAAAAGGGGTATTTGGCAATGCTAAATGAGATTCTTGACGCACTTTCGCGCCGACTACGGGAGTTGTTTCCGTGCGCGAAGATTTACTCGGAAAATATAGAGCAGGGTTTTAGCGGGCCCTGCTTTTATATTTCCATTATCCTGCATACTGTTAGGCAATATATCGGGATGCGCGCAAAGCACAGCTATACATTTAACTTGCAGTATTTCCCGGAAGGCGGCAAAAATCAGGAGCTCAATCAGGCAGAAGACTTGCTGACAGAGCTTGGAGATATTCAGCTGGCCGATAGCCGCCTGCTTCACACGGCGTGCGGGGATATGGAGCGTGTAGACGGCGTGTTGATATGCCCATGCCAGGTGAGCGTAGTTCTGGTTGGATATCCGCAGGGTGAAGAGATGCAGGGCGAGGCAGAGGTGGAAAGCAAGGTGAGGGAATAATGACAGAAAAAAAGCAAAAGAGCGCTCTGTCGGAAAAGTCATATACCAAAGAGCAGCTCAAGAAATCCCGCAAATACCGGGAAATGGCAGACGTACTGGCAGTGATACTGAAGGATGAGAGGCAGTACACGGATGCACAGACGAGCGAAATGGTAAAAAAGTATTTGAAAATTGAGGTGAAATAAATGGCATTAGGCGGAGGAACTTTCTCGGCGCAGAACAAAGTGCTGCCGGGCGCGTATATCAACTTTGTCAGCCGCGGGGGCGCCAAGGCAGAGCCGGCCGAGCGCGGCATTGTGGCACTTGCTATGAGTCTTGACTGGGGCGAAGCTGGAACAATTCAGGAAATTACGTCGGAGCAGTTTATAAATGATTCTAACAGGTTATTCGGGTATCCGAGCACGCACGAGAAGCTGAAAAATTTGCGCGAGGTTTTTCGGCATGCGACAAAAGTGCTGCTCTATCGGACGGTCAACGGCGCGGTAAAGGCGTCCAACACATATGCGACGGCCAGATATGCAGGCATTCGCGGCAATGATATTTCTATCGTCATACAGGCTAGTACTGAGGGTGAGAGCTTGTATGATGTAACGACAAAGCTGGATGGCAGGACGGTGCAGACGCAGACAGTGCCCAGCGCAGCGGCGCTTTTACCCAATGATTTCGTCGAGTTTAAGGCTGATGCAACGCTGGCAGAGACGGCAGGCACGCCGCTGACCGGCGGCACAAACGGTGATGCGGTCCAGATGGCGCAGCATACCGCGTTTTTGGCGGCGCTGGAAGCATATCATTTTCATGTGCTGGCCTGCCCGGCCGTAACAAAAGAGGCGATTGAGCAGTACGCCGCATATACAAAGCGCATGAGAGAAGAGCGGGGTTGCAAATTCCAGACGGTGATTTATAAAGCGTCGGGGATTTCGGCGCCGGATCATGAAGGCATCATTCAGATTGTGAATACACCTGAGGCGGCGACTGGCGCAGATGCCTCGCTGGTTTACTGGGTTGCAGGCGCACAGGCTGGCTGCCCAATTCACCGAAGCTGCACGAATATGCTCTATGACGGTGAATATCAGGTGGGCACGCCGCATACACAGGCTCAGCTTGAGGAGTGCATCCATGCAGGCGAGCTGGCCATGCACCGGGTAGGCAGCCAGATTCGGGTACTGCTGGATATCAACAGCCTTGTAACATATACAGAGGCCAAAGGTGATATTTTTGCAGACAATCAGGTGATTCGCATGATAGACCAGCAGGGCAACGATATTGCATCGCTGTTTAACAGCAAATACCTAGGAGCCATTCCAAACAATGAGAGCGGACGCGCTTCCTTCTGGAATGATGTGGTAACGCTGCATCAGGGCTACGCACAGATGGGTGCAATCGAAGATTTTTCGGCAGACGACATTGAGATTTCCAAAGGCGATGGGAAGAAAGCGATTGTTGTTTCGGCGGCGATTACCGTGGCCGGGACGATGACAAAGCTCTATATGACCACAGTGGTGCAGTAAGGAGGGCAATATGGCGATTAAAATGAACGAGGGCGGCGTGGTATCCGCCCAGCTTGCAGAATGCTATATTACGATTGAGGACAAGCGGTATAACTTCATGCAGCTAATCAGTTTTGAGGCGACGGTGGAGAAGACAAAGAGCGCGGTTCCCATTTTGGGCAAGACGGGTAAAGCGCACAAGGCGACTGGATGGGAGGGCTCATTCAGCGGCACGGCACATTACAATCAGTCTATTTTCCGCGACCTTCTGCGGCGCTATAAGGAAACGGGCGAGGATATCTATTTTGATATTCAGGTAACGAATGAGGATCCGACTTCTCTGGTTGGCCGTCAGACGGTCATCTTGAAGGGTTGCAATTTGAACGGCGGAACGCTGACCAAGTTCGACGCGGACGGCGAATATCTGGACGAGGATATCGAGGGCGATTTCAGCGACTTCGAGATTCCCGAGCAGTTTACCGCTTTGGCGGGCATGCTCTAGGCTTTGGGGGGCGAGCTTTCGCCCCTTTTTGAATTAAAAATCAATGGAGGAAGATATGGCAGAAAATTTATCCGCATTTTTGCGGCAGAATGCAATTCAGGTGGCAAATCAGAAGGTAGTAGCTTCCAAGCGCTTTGTGGATGAGAACGGCAATCCGATTGCGTGGGAGGTGCGGGGCATTACGGCCAAGGAGGATGAGGCACTGCGTAACAGCTGCACAACGCGGAAGCAGATTCCAGGCAAAAAGAATCTTTATCAGCCCGAGACGGATATCAACCAGTATCTGCGCAAGCTGGCGGTTGCCTGCACAGTATACCCGGATTTGAACGACGCAACGCTTCAGGACAGCTATGGCGTGATGGGGGCGGAGGCACTGATTGGGCAGATGCTGCTCCCAGGAGAATACGCGGAGTATATGCGCACGATCCAGAGTATCTGCGGGTTCGACGAAGATATGAGCGAGCTGGTGGACGAAGCAAAAAACTAATTAACGGAGACGATGGTGAGGCAAGTATTTGCCACTATTGTCTCCATCAGCTTCATATGCTCCCAAGTCAGTTTTTCTCCCTTCCAAGAAGAGAGCAGGCCTTTCTGATTGCTTCTATTGAAGTAAAAGCCGAAGCGGACAAGAAGGCCCAGCGAAAGATGCAGACGGGTGCCAAAAGAAAGAGATAGTGTACCAATATAGCGTGCGGTATGGAACTCCAAAAAGATATTTTATATAATTATGTCAAAATATTGGAAGGAGATAGGAATATGGGAACACAGGCGGAGACGGTATCAACAGCAGAGATTGTTTTTCCGTTACTTCTAATCTTTTTTCTGATCATCTTTATCATTGTTATGCTTTGCATGACTGGAAGAAAGAGAAGAAGATCGTTAAAAAAATTGAATCGGCGTGCACGGGAAGTTGGCGCAATTGACGGGGCATATTTAGAGCATGTTGCGGGTCTCCCGATTTCAGAGGGGAAAGTATGTGCCTGCTTTTTGATGCCCAATGCGATTATGGTGGAAGTGAATCAATCTCAATATTATATCGGTTCTGGACAGCTGACGGAAGTCTCTGTAAAGACAGATGTTGAGGTCAGGGAAGCATATGTCAGTAGCGCCGGAGGAGCATTGGCGGGAGGAATGATGTTTGGCGCGCTGGGCGCGGCGGTGGGCGGAAGAGCGAAAAAGAAAACCTCATATAATGTCCATAAGTTCCTAATGATAGGTTATGTGCAAAATGAGGACGAGAGGGTCAATATTGCATGCTTCAAATATACTAAGGATGCGGATATTTTTGTCAAGGCCTTTGCCAATCTGCCAAAACAAGCCAGATATGTACAACTTTAATACTTAGCTTTAAAAAGCACCCAATTAAGGGTGCTTTTTTATTGGAGGAAATATGGGGACAATAAGGGCTTCTTTGCAATTGATGGATGGCATGACACCGATATTTCGGAGCATGCAAAAAGCGCTCTCTATTGTTTTAGATAGCTTTGAAAGTTTACAAAAAGCCTCTTCAAAAGCTATTGATACAAGTAATATCGCAACGGCCAGAGAGGAGTTAAACAATGCAGCGCATGCACTGGATGAACTCAAAGAAAATATAGAAGAGTCGAAAAAATCGAGCAAGGAGTTGCCAAATCATTTTAAAGAGGCCAGCAGTGCCGCAAACGATTTGCTTTCAAGGGCAAAATCTATTGCAACAACTCTCGGAGCAGCCTTTGCTGTCAAAAAAGTAATTGAACTATCCGATGAACTGACGCAAACGAACGCGCGACTAAGCCTGATTGCGGACAATGGAAAATCTGTTGCAGACCTTCAAAATATGATTTTCGGAGCGGCGCAGCGTTCCCGGGGCGATTATCAACAGGTTGCGGATATGGTTTCCAAGATTGGCCTGAATGCAAAGGATGCCTTTAACAGCAATGAAGAAATGGTGGCTTTCGCGGAAATTTTAAATAAACAGTACGCCATCGCAGGCACATCTGCTGAAGGCGCTGCTGCGGCCAATCTTCAGATTACGCAGGCGCTGGGCTCTGGTGTGCTACGCGGCGAGGAACTGAATAGCGTTTTTGAGCAGGCACCCACAATTATTCAGGCAATAGCGGATTATTTGGATGTAGACGTGGGCAAAATCCGTGAGATGGCCCAAGAGGGGCTTATTACGGCGGATGTATTCAAGAACGCGATGTTTGCCTCGGCAGATAGCGTAAATCAGCAATTTGAGAGTATGCCAATGACGCTGGCGCAAATCTGGACATCCATAAAAAACCAGGCGCTTTTTGCATTCCAGCCCATTTTGGCAAAAATCAATGAATTCGCAAACAGTGAGCAGTTTCAAGTGATGGTGCAGCGTCTGATTGCTGGGATACAGCAAATAGCCATAATCGCAATACAGGCATTTCAGATTATGCTCAATGGCATAAACTTGGTTATTAAAAATTGGGGTTGGTTAGAACCTATTATTTGGGGTGTTGTAGGAGCTTTGGTTGGGTACAAAATAGCAACACTAATAGGTTCAGCCGTTAACTTGATTATGGCAATTAGCGAGGCAAAAAAGAAAAAGGCGCAAGATGAATCGACGAAGGCCACTTTTCGTGCCACTGTAGCGCAGTATGGGATGAACGTTGCTATGCTGGCCTGTCCGCTGACATGGATTGTAATTGGTATTATGGCCGTAATTGCAGTAATTATTTGGCTTGCCAATAAAGTTGGTGGCTTTAAAGTGCTTTGGAATTACGCCTGGGCGGCAATTCAGGTTGGTTTTCTCTATGCCAAAGCCGCGCTGGAATCTGGATTTTATTGGCTGGTCTGGGGTCTATTGTGGGCAGGGGACAAGCTGGTTTATGGCTGGGAAGAGATTAAGAAATTCGCATTTCTAATTTTTACGGCCATCGCAAACTTTTTCACCAGCATTGGCGCCGGCATTATGAGCGGCCTGCAAAATCTCCTGAATGGCGCGATTGATTTGCTGAATGGGTTC